TCCTGGCGATGGCAAACAACCGCCGCAGCCGGGCGCAGGAGCTGGGCATTGGTGGCTGGGTGACTGAGGGCCGGGTACTCCAGGCTAGAGGTGGCTGATGGCTACCATAGAGCCGAGCTATGGCACAATAGTTGCCCTCACCGTTACGAACCTGCACAGCTTGGCAGATGCGTCGTTCTGGCAGTCAGCGAGTGTGGACAACAACGTTGATAAGGCAGTCTGGATAGAGGTATTCGTCACTCTCCAGACCACCACCACCGCCGGGTCGGCCACCGGCTACGCCAATATTTACCTGGCCGAGTCGCCCGATGGGGGCACCGATTTCAGCGGTAACGCCTCCGGGACCGAAGGCTCCTATGCTCCAGCTCCATCAGCGGGGGAAAACTCCAAGAATCTGCGCCCTCTAGGCCAGATTGCGATGAAGGCTGACGAGATCACCGCCAGGACCTACCGGAAGAATTTCGTCCTGGCCCCCTTCACCGTGCCGAAGTCCTACAGCATCGTGATTGAGAACAGGACGGGCGCTGCCCTCAACTCCGCTGGCAATGCGGTGGAAATTCTGAAGAACAAGGTGACGAGCACCTGATGCCGGCCGACCTGAGTAAACCTCAGGCTAGTATGTGGGCCGGCCCTGGCTCCAGCGGCAACGACTGGAGCTGGGCCTGGCGGCATCCTGGACATCTGGCGATCTACTGGGATGGCGCTGGCCCCCCTTGGGACTATAAGGGCAGAGTAGGGGCCTCTAATGTTACCGGCTCAACCTGGTCGCCCACCGTGCGGGGCATTGGCTTCAAGCGGGATGCCTCCGCCGACCGTATTGTGTGGGCAGACCGCTCTGAGTTCCAGCTCGACGGGGATATTGAGTTTTCGGTGGCCCTCTATATCGTGATTGATAGCTATGATGGCTCTTTCCGTGGCTGGATGTCAGCCCGTGATGCCTTCACCGATGGGCTCTGGGAGATTTACTCCCAGAGCGGTGGGGAGTTCAACTTCAAGTTCGATTCGGCGCTGAACGGGGTGCAGTGGCCGTCGGGGACAGCGCCCAGCGCCGATGGCCTGCCCCACACGATGGTGATCAGCCGGAAAATCGGCGGCACCTATGAGTTATGGGTGGATGGCATCTCCAAAGGGACGCAGAGCAGTGCGAGTGTGCCCACCGGCACCAACCCTCATGATCTGGCAATAGCCACCCTGGCAACCAACGTGAGCGATGGCATTTTTGGCACGGTGCTGGCGTCAGCGGTCTGGAAAAACTTCGCGATTTCCGACGCACAGGCCCGCCAGTGGCACCGGGACCCGTTCGGGCCGTTCCGCCCGGCCTGGTGGGAGAGTCCGGTGCTAGCGCCGGTGGCGGAGGCGCCGCCGGCCGCAGGCGCAAAAGGGCAGCTAACCCTCTTGGGCGTGGGGAGCTAGATGGCAGACAATATTGTCCTCAATATCGGTTCCGGCGGTGCCACCCTCGCCACCGATGAGGCCGGGACGCCGGCGAGGCACTACCAGAGGGTGAAGCTGGTGGACGGCACCGCCGACAGCGAAGCCGCGATACCGGGCGACGCCACTAATGGCCTGGACGTGGATGTCACGCGCCTTCCAGCCCTGCCCGCCGGGACGAACAACATCGGTGACGTAGATGTTCTCACTCTCCCGGCCCTGCCAGCAGGGACCAATAACATCGGCGACGTGGATGTATTGACCCTTCCCGCTCTCCCGGCTGGCACCAACAACATCGGCGATGTAGATGTGCTGACCCTTCCCGGCTCTCTGGCCGGGAAGGCGGAGGACTCAGTAGCCGGTGATGCTGATGCTGGCCTGCCGGTGCTGGGCGTCCGCAATGACGCCGCCGCTACGAAAACGTCCGCGGATGGCGACTACGGGATGCTGGCGCTGGACCCGGCTGGCCGTGTGGGTATTGCTGACCTGGGGGGGTCGGTGACGGTGGATGTGGGCACGGCCCTTCCGGCCGGGACCAACAATATCGGCGATGTGGACGTACTCACGTTGCCGGCTCTCCCGGCCGGCACCAACAACATCGGTGACGTGGACGTTGTGTCGGTGGTACCGGGGACTGGGGCCACGAGCCTGGGTAAGGCGGTGGACTCGGCCTCGGGTGCGACTGACACTGGTGTGGCCCCTCTGGCCATACGGGATGATGCGCTGGCGGCCCTGACGCCGCTGGAGGGAGATTATGTGGCCCTCCGCACCGATGCCAATGGTGCGCTGTGGACTCATGACGATGCCCTGGACGCTGCCCTGGCCGGCTCCGAGCTTCAGGTGGATGTCGTCGCGGCGCTCCCGGCTGGCACGAACAACATTGGTGATGTAGACGTCCTGACCCTGCCAGCGCTGCCGGCGGGGACCAACAACATCGGTGATGTAGACGTCGCGTCCTTTGCCGCCGGGGCGATCACTGAGGTCCAGGGCGACGTAGCCCATGATGCGGCGGCGGCTGGGAACCCGGTGCTGATCGGGGCCAGGGCCAATGCCAACGAGCCGGCGGCGGTGGCTGATGCTGATGCGACCCATCTCTGGGCCGACCTGCTGGGCCGGCTGGTGGTGCTGACTGGCCATCCCAGCCCGGAGCCACCGGTGACGGCCAACGGGTCGGCGGCTGGCCTCTCGGTTATTGCCGCTCCCGGGGCGGGTGTCAGTATCTATGTGTGCAAGGGCTCTATGCATAACCGTGCAGCCACCGAGACCGTAGTGAGCTTGCGGGAAGGGGCAGCCGGGACTATCCGGTTTACGGCGAACCTCGCACCGGATGGAGGGGGGAGCCTGTTCGACTTCGGGTCGCGGGGCTGGAAGCTGCCGGCCAATACTGCGCTGATTGCTGATATTGGCCAGGCCAGCGTGGACATCAACATCACCGACTACTATCTGGCCCCGTAATGGCAGCGTTAGGCTGGATGTTGAACCTGGATTTCGCCGCCAGTGGCGTGGCGGAGGCTCCGGCGGTGGCGGTGGCGGAGGCTGCACCAGCAGTCACCGGCGGCCCGCCTCTCCGGCCCTGGCCCGGTCGCATCGTCCATGTGGCCTACCCCGACCCGGCGGTGGCCGAGTTCTGGGTCATTGCCCTGCCGGAGGTGGCCGAGGCGCCGGCGGTTGGGCGTTTTGTGGCTATTGCCCATCCGGCGCTGTTGCTGCTGGTCGAGCCGGAGGCGGCCCTAGGCCGCTTTCGCACCAGGGCACCGGTGCCGTCCCTGGAGCTGGCTGAGCACCAGATGAAACGGGAAATCCGCGAGCTGCGGCGGCAGGTCCAGGAGCAGGAGGAGCGATGGCTGCTGGGGATTTAGGTGAGGCGGCCAGGCCCTGCACCTGCTCCGTGCCTATCGGCGGCACCGGGCCGGAGCGGTGCGCCGTGTGCCAGCTCCGGTTAATCTGCCCAACATGTACTCGCTGCCGTGGTTGTCGGTTGGCTTTAATGTTCCCGATGAAGGGCCATGCGCTTAGGCCCCCTGGCCCTGGGAAAGCCAGGTCTCGAACGTTTGGCGGTGCACGACGATCCGCTTCCCCAGCCGCCGGGCACCAGGTAGCTCCCCCCGGTTGGCCAGCGAGTACAGGAGCGTTTCGGATAACCCGTACTCTTGCGCCAGATCAGGAATAGATACGCCGGTCTTTCTTGGCAACGCCTCAATTGTCATGTTGCAACCTCTTGTGTTTTATCCGTTTGGTACGTATGGTATAAACCAGCTTACTGGGCTTATATATATGGCATGACTCGGCGGTTCGCCAATTCCAGAGGGGCCAATATGCCAAACATCAGGATACCGGACTACTGGCGGGAGCAAGTGAGGTACATCCTGGGGGAGAATGAGCGGATGCCGGTCAACCAAATCCGCCATCGCCTGGAGGCCCTTGCAGAAGAGCTGTGCGGGAGTGGCGATGCGGAAGCGATAGCCCTGTCCAAAAACGTGCCCAGCTCGCGGACCATAAACCGAATCCGAGATGAATGGAAGGAGATGGACCAATCGCAGCGGGTCCAGTACCAGCGTTTTTACTGGCCGGAGTCTATGCAGGGCAACGCCCTGCCCTGGGAAGCCAGCGCCGCCGCCCTGGAGCTGCTGCTGTTCCTGGACTACAACGGTGTGCGAGAGCGCCCGCCAATCCGCCTGGTCAAGTGGTACTGGCGTGTAAGGCAGGCTTCCCCTGATATGTCCCGTGCCGTCAGCTTCGAGCTTGCCGTAGGCTTAACCCGCCGCGAAGAGAAAGGGGAGTCCACAGGGGACCGGGGAGCCGAGTGGTATATGGCCTATCACCATGTCCCCCTGGTGGCAGGCCAGGAAGACCCTCTTGCGGAACGCGGAAGGCTATACCAGAAGGCCAAGGATCGGGAAGATGCCCCCACCCCCCCGTACCTGGTCCGTGGATTGAGCGTAAACATCAATGAGGACCCAGCCCTCCCTTAATGGGGGCATCGTGGGAGGGACCTGCAACCAAGTTGAAGTTGGAGCTTGACCTTATCGCCAGGGAAAAGTTGGGCATCGACCTCACCAACCGGAACACCGGCTGGCCGCAAGACGCTGCCCGGCTGTCCAAAGAGGTATTCCGTCTGGCTGAAACCCTGCTCGGGAGTGGGACCGAGGTGTCCCGCCCGACGCGGACCGGCAAGCGAGGCCGCGCTATCCTCCTGCGTTCCGACTCTACCGTCACCAGCGACACCAGCGTCACCTCAGATTCAAAAACGGGTGACGGTAGAGGTGACGGCACTGTCACCACCGTCACCTCTACCGTCACCCCTTCTCAGATACAGAGTGACGGTGGTGACAGTGGTGACGGTGCAGTCGGAAATCCCCCTGGTGAACCTGACCGCCTGGAGGTCTGATCCATGAGCGCCGTTACTGTCCTGAACAAGCTGGCGGCCCTGGGGGTCTCTGTAAGGGCCTCTGGGGAGCGGGTGGGAAAACCACCGAAACCCCTGAAACCCCCGCTGACAGATTGGGAGCGGAGTCCCCAGGTACGGGGGTTTTGGTGGACGACAAGATCAAAACCACCGTCCCCGATGAGCAAAACCCCCGTGGCTCGTCAGGTACGAAAACGGGGGTTTCGGTGGTTTCGGTGGTTTTGGGAGCTACAACACCGTCTGACGAACTGGAAGAGGGCCGGCTATGACCGCCACCGACATCCTGGCAGAGCTGCAAAGGCGCGGAGTGAGTCTGACCCTGGACGGAGATGGCGGCACCCACCTGAAAGGGTGGGTGAGGATTGAAACATTATCTCTTACCCCCTCTATTCAGACTTATCGAGTCACGCAAGACGGCTCTGTCGAGGGGCTCTATCATTGGCAGCGTCCAATCTGCTTGACGAATACCAGCGACCTATGATAGAAATAGTCTGTGGGGAGGACAACGAGTAAGTCGCCTGGCCCATAACCAGGAGATAGTGGGTGCAACTCCCACCCCCGCAACAACTGAATAGCTGAGCGGCCCGCGCGCCCTGAGCGCCAGCGCCGCCAAGTCCGAGAGGCTTTAAGCCCGACTTCGTAGGTTCACCGGAGCCTGCTGGAGTCGGGCTTTTTTGTTTTCCTGGAGGTCTAATGCCCACTGGCCCCAACTGCGATATGTCCTGGGATGAGTGTATCGCCTGGGCCTCCCGGCAGGACGGGATTGACGACCCGGAGGCTTATTGCGGCGCACGCGAGCAGGATTGAAAAAAGAAGACGGCTGCCGTGAGCAACCATAAGACCACATACCGCGCCAAAGTTGCGAGGGCCGAGACCAAGGCCCTGGGCGGCAACCGCATTGAGGCGGTGGTCTCCACGGAGGCCAGGGACCGGGACGGCGACATTATCCGCGCCGCCGGGTGGGACCTGGGCGATTTTCTCCAGCATCCGGTCCTGGTATCCAGCCACAACTACGGCAGCCTGCGGGCCCAGATCGGGCACTGGGAGAGCATGGAGGTCCGGGGCAAAAAGCTGATCGGGGTGGCCGAGTACTACGCCGGCGAAGGCAACGAGGAGGCCGACTGGGGCTACAACCTCGCCAGCAAAGGGCGGGCAGCCTACTCGGTCGGATTCTTGCCGGACATGAGCAAGGCTAAGGAGGTGGAAGGCGAAGGCCCTTTCTTCGTCTCCTATGAGTTCAACGGGCAGAAGCTATGGGAAGTATCTCAGGTCATCATCCCCTCCAACCCGGATGCCCTTCAGATTGTCCGGACCACCAAGGGCCTGCATCCGGTCGTCAGCGAGCTGATAGACGAGGCGCTGGCCGAGCTGCGCAAACCAGGGGAGCAGAATCAGCCCCGCTACCTGAGTCTCGACGACTTTGAGCGGATGCTGCCTGACCAGCTTCAGGCGGCGCTCAAGGACATTCTCCCGCCATTGCTGAAAGAGCTGAACCCGTCACCTCCTGAGCCTGAACCCAGTGCGCTGATCTCCCCAGACGAATTCCGCGAGCTTCTTAGAGGAGTGAGTACATGGTAACTCGCACCAGCAACATCCCCAAACCCCAGACGAAAGAGGAGCTTGAGGAAGTCCTTTCTGATGCTGTGCGCTATCAGAAGATGCTCCAGGACCCGGCCAGGTTCCGGCAGTTCATCGCCGATTACCAGAGGGCGCAGCAGCCGAACACGGCGCAGCAGCTCCGTGAGGCCATCAAGGAGGGGATGGAGGATTTCGTCAAGGGCAGCGCAGAGCGCACCGGCGTGAAGCGGCTGCCTCTCAGCGCCGAGGCGGCCATCGGCTACGGCTCGGCCCAGAGCCACATTCTGGGGGCCAATACCCTGGGGCTGCCCAAGGCGGTACGCCGGCAGGTGGCGGCCTACGGTGTGGGGCCTGGGGCCAGCCTCAACGGCAAGTTCGCCTCACTCCAGGAGTTCATCAGCGGGGTCTGGGCTTCCCTGTCCCAGCACCCGGCGGGCCAGAAAATCCTGACGCCTGAGGTTGTCAAGGCGATGGCCGAGTCCAGCGGTGCCGAGGGTGGGTTCCTGGTGCCCGAGGAGTTCCGCGCCGAGCTGCTGGCCCTGTCTCTGGAGGACGCCGTGGTCAGACCCAGGGCCAGGGTAATCCCGGTCAGCGTCTCCAGGGTGCTGATTCCGGTGATCCGGGACACCAGCCACGCCACCAGCGTGTACGGCGGCATTCAGGGGTCATGGGTGGCGGAGGCGGCCAGCCTGGCGACCAACCGGCAGCCCACCTTCGGCCAGGTCGCCTTGGACATGCGGAACCTGACCAGCTACACCATCGTGAGCAACCAACTGATGCAGGATAGCCCCATCTCCATCGAGGGCATCATCAACTCCCTGTTCCCGGCGGCCATCGCGTATTTCGAGGACGATGCGTTTATCAATGGGACCGGAGCGGGCCAGCCTCTCGGCATCATCAACGCCGACGCCCTGGTGACCGTCGCGAAAGAGGCTGGGCAGGCGGCGAACACCATTGTCTATGAGAATCTGGTGAAAATGTTTGCCCGGATGCTGCCGTCGTCCATCAACCGCGCCGTCTGGGTGATGCACCCAGACACCTTCCCTCAGATCGCCACGATGTCCCTGGCGGTGGGCACCGGCGGGTCGGCGGTCTGGCTGGCAAGTGCCGTTGGGGGCCCCCCGGCTACCATCCTCGGACGGCCCGTCATCTTCAGCGAGAAGTGCCGGTCAGTGGGCACCGCCGGGGATATCTTCTTCGTGGACTTCGGCTACTACCTGATCGGGGACCGGATGGGTTTGGAAGTGGC